GCCGTGATTGCGGGGCCAAGCACTGCTGCCCAGCCGGCAATGGTGGCCAGCAGGCCGCTGAATGCGGCGCTGATTGCGGTGATTGCAGGGCCAATGATTCCGGCCCAGCCGGCGATGGTGGCGCCGATCTGCAATCCAGCTAGGACGCCAGCGATGGAGATCACAGCGGAAATTGCAGGGGCTAGCACCACAAACGCGGCAGTCAATGCCACAAGGCCGCCAACGATGGCCTGCAGTGGGCCAGGCATTGCAGCAAAGGCGTTGGCTAGGCCCATCACCAGGTCAGCAATCACATTGAGCATTGGCATCAATGCAGTGCCGATCTGTACGCCAAGCCCCAGCAGCTTGCCCTGAAGTGCTGCCAGCTTGTCGTTGAGGCTGTCGGCACCTTTGGCAAAGGCTCCGGTCATCGTGGCTGACAGATCCGTGATCGCCTTGCTGCCACCATTCAGCAACGGGATCATGTCGGCTCCAGCCTTGCCGAATAGCTGCAGCGCTAGCGCAGTCTTTCCTGCGCCATCAGGCATCGCCTTGAACTTATCTGCCACCTCCAGCATCACCGCGTCAGTGGTCTTCAGCTTGCCGCTGGCATCTGTTGCGCTAAGGCCAAGCGCTTTGAGTGCATCAGCAGCCGGGCCTGTGCCAGCAGCTAAGCCTTTATTCAGCTTGATCATTGCGCCGCCAACGCCTTCAATACTGGTGCCGCTGGCGTTTGCTGCCTGCTGGAATTTGCTCAGGCTCTCAACGCTTACGCCTGTCTTTTGAGACAGGTCGTTCATATTGTCGGCTGCGTTTATTGCATTTGTCGCAATTCCAGCAAGGCCTGCTCCAACGCCTATGGGCACCAAAGCACCAAGCGCACCGCTCAACCCGCCAGCAGCGCCAGCCAATCCCCTCAAGCCACCTTGCACCTTGCCGGCAGTGCCGCTCAGCCCGCCGATGGCGCGGCCCAATGCGTTGATCTTGCCTTCGCCTTCAACGTCTGCCTTGATCTTTAGCAGCGCCTGCATCTGTGCCATTTACTTGGCCTCCTTATTGATCAGGTCGCGTGCGTGCAGTTCCATGATCTGCAGATCTTCCATCACGCGGGGCAGATCCTCAGTGATCTGATACAGGCTAGCCATCTGCAGCACTACGCCATAGTCCAAGCCCATCACGCCATTGGCACCGCTGCGCCATTGCGTTGCGCATCTGATGAACAGCTCCAGCACGTCCCAATGCTCGCGCCATACGCTGCAGTCTTTGGGCTTGATCAGCTCATCAGGCAGGCTGATCCCTGATGCGGCAGCATCTGCTAGCAGCTCATCGTTGGCGTGACTACCGCCATGAAGCAAATGCTCCACAGCGCCTGTCAGTTTTTTGATTTGGCCTTCTCGGTGCTCTCGATGTAGGTGGTCACCAGCACGTCAGCAACTGTTGAGATCTCCAGCAGTTGCGCCTTGCTGTCTTCCGAGTAGGGGATCTGGGTGGTGTTGTCAGGCTCAAAGATGCCAGTCCAGCCAATCAGGATCTCGCTAGCAATCGCCCTGGTGGGCAGCTCGCTGATCACCTCATCACGGGCCGCATAGCTCTTGATGCGCTGATACTCCAGTGTGATCTCATCCATGCGGCTTTGCGGCAGCCGCTTGAAGACTGCCTCAAAGGTATGCGTGCGGTAGCGGCCGCCGTCTTGGGTTTCCCTGATTGTGATTGGCCAGGAAAAGCTAGGCGTTTGCTCGAGGATGAAGCCCATAAATCAGGTCAGCGCAAGGGTAAATTCATCGTTGCCTGCTCCTGTGGGGACAGGCATAAACGGTAGCTTCAGCATGATGATGCCGTCTGAATCTTCGTACTCGGGCGAGCCCAGATTGCAGGTTGGCGCCGTGAAGGTCAAGATGTTGCCAGCAGTAGTGCCATGTTTGAAGCTGAATTGCCCCAGTGACTGGCTGCTGGCAGCTGTGAAATAGTTCTTGGCTGCAAGCGTTGGCGCTTCAATGCTTACCTCTCCCTCAGGTTTCCGTTCAGTAATCATTATTTCTTGAGTGCAGCCAGCTAGCTGGCGGAATGGCGTCTCATTGCCAAGATCAAGGCTGAAGCTGCTTAGGCAAGCGGCAAAGCCATGCACCTGCAACGGCGTGGTGTTGACGTTGTTGACAACCAGCGGGTTGGCTTGGTTGGTGAAGGTGCCAGTGGGATTGGCTGTGTCCGTCGGTGCGTTGAAGATTCCGGTGAACTCAAAGCTGATCTTGGGAATTTCACCAACATCCACGCCGATGCTCCAGGTGCCCCTGCAGCCGGTGACTGTGTGGCGCACTCCATCTGCAAAGTAGTAGAGCGTTACCCCTTTGAACGCTGAGCTGACAGGCGCGTAAGTGACGCTCGTGCTAGCCACGATGGTTTCGCTGAAACCACATGCCTGCATCAATGGTGACCATTTCGGTGCAGTGCCTGCTGTACCTGATCCGGCGATCTCTACATCAAAGCTGATGCCAACCAGCCGCTGGCCTACTACCTTTTCCGAGTTGCCTAGATTTCCGCGCAGCAACTCACGATCAAGCATCTCCAACTGAAGAGGCTGAATCTCAAGGCTGCTTACCAGCAACGCTTCAGCGCCGGTCGGCACGCTATCAGTGCCGTAGGTGGTTTCAATCTTCGCCAGCAGTAGGCGCCGTCTCGTCAGTGCCATTAGTGATCTCGGGGATAGGCAGGTCTGCTGGCGTTTCTTCGATCAACACCCATTGGTTTTTTTTGGCATCCAATAGGTATGAGCCACCAGCTGATGGGAGAGGGGGTAATTCCTTCGCCACGATCACCAGGTGCTAACGCCAACAGCAGGCTATGGAGCTTGATCAGACGCTTAGATCAGTGACGCTGGAGCGGTAGCGGACGCTGTAGGTGCAGACGGTCCAGAGCGCTGGCTGATCAGCCTTCTCCATCTGCGGGTCTACCGTTCCGGGGAATATGTCCATCGCCAGGCCGCCAAGGGTGCGATCGGCCATGAGTTTGCTGTGCAGGCTGATGATGATTGGGTCAGCCAGCTGATCAGGTATTGCGCCACGGGTGTAGACCGCGATCAGCACCGGCAGCCGCCAGTCGATCTTGCAGTTGCTGACCAGCTCCTCTGATGCTGAATCAGTGCCAGGTTCAATCACCAATGCCGGCGCTTCATTGCGGGCGAACGCCTCCACCCTCGAGCGGTAGATCCTGGTGCTGACGCCAGTGGTGCCGGCCAGGGTTGACGTGATGGCCGCCAGGATTGATTCGCGCTTGCTGGTCATGCGATTTTTGTCAGCTGCATGGTGGAGCCAATCTGCAGAGTCACCGCCGAAGCGTTGACCTCAGTGGCGAATTGAATCTGAAAGTTGCCAGCAGTGGTGCCGTTCTTGATGATTCCGCTGATGCGAGCTGTGTGGTTGCTGTTGATCGCGGTCACGCCAGTGCCGAGCACGTTGCCGCTAGTGGTTGATGCAGCGTTGGGAAAGAAGGTGCGCAGCGCCGTTGCTGCTGCAGTGCTCACAATCGGCACCACAATCTCAACCATCGGGTTGCAGCCGGTAGGTGATGTAAAGCCCAGGTTTAGGCCTGTCGTTGTTGCGGCGCTTTGGAAAGTGACGAAGCAGTCCACTAGGTAAGTGGAGCTGGCCGCCAGCGTGCCCACCAGCTGCGTCACGCTGGCAAGAGCCGTGGCAGTGCTCTGCTGAGTAGATGTCAGGCTCAAGACCTGACTGGAGCCAATCGTGCCCCATGTAGGCAGCACTCCAGCACCGCCAGAGATCAATGCTTGCCCGGCAGTGCCGGCGCTGCTGTTCAGCTGCAGGGGGCCAAGCAAATTGGCACCAGTGAGCAGGTTTTTTGTCATCAGCCAACAACCACGACGCGATAGGCGTTAGAGGCAGGAGCAGTCGCAAACACCACCGTCAGCGTGTTGGTCGTCGCGTGGGTTACGTCTGTGATCACCTCTTCGCCGCCGCTGTTCTGGAAGACCGTCACAGCTACATCGAGGCTGGCCAGGTTATGAGTCACCGTGTAGCTGGTGGCTGAACCGTCGCCAATGCTGACGGCGAATTTCTTGATGCGGCCGCTCCAGGTGGCCAACTTGAGCGGGGTGACAATCCGCAGATCATCGGTGCCGGTGTTGACTTCGGCCTGGGTAGCAAGCTCAGCAATGCCTGCAGTGGTTTCACTGGCAGCCGGCGCCGAAGTGCCGAAGCTCACCCAGCTGACAGCGCTGCTGTCAATGGTGCCGTTGATCTGATCTTGACGGTAAGTAGCAGCGGCGCTGGTGCCTTCTTCAACCGTCGTTACGGCCTGCTCCAGCTCTGGGAAGGTGCTGGCATCAAGCGAGCGCGTAGCGGCGCTGGCGGCACCATTCCAGACGTAAATCCCGTTTTGCGAGGTAGTTGTCTGCGTCCGCACCAACATGCGATCACCGGACACCATCGTGATGCCGTCAACCGTGGCGCCAGGCGCGGCCAGGTTCAGGTTGGATTGCGTTGCAACGCGGCAGCTATCTTTCCATGCCAGGCCCTCTACCAGCGAGTCCACATAAGACTTCGGCACCGCATCGCCGGTGGCGGATGGTATGGGGAGGTTGACTACCTTGGAGACTGACTGGAAGTCGAAGTCTGTAAAAATCTTCCGAGCCATCTTAGGTCAACCTGGCAAAGCCAGCGATGGGTAATGAGAACAGTATAGTTGTGACATTTACG